GGAAGTCTTTCACTACAAGAAAAAGCTTTCATTTTTAAGGCTTCACGAGCTAAATTTAATTCATTAATTTTATCTTGAATTTTGTTATGTTCATCAACTGCTACTTGTAGTTCAAGTTTTAGTTGGTCAATTCGTTTTTGGTCTTTTGACATAATTTTAAGAAGGTTTGTTTGCTAATAGTTGTGTTTTGTATGTAGCTTTTACTGCATCTGTCCATACAAGATTGCATAAATTTTTCACTTCATCAGGTATGGCTGTAACACCGTCAGGTTCTTTATCTAAAACAGTATCTACAAAATTGCCTGATTCATCAAGTACACCACAATTTAAAGTGTATCTTTCAAAAGTTCTTGAAATTGGTGTTCCATCTTTTTTAATAACAGTCGCTTTGCGTACTTGTACGTGTTTACAAGCAGTTACGACCTCTAATTTATCGTATTCGAGTGATTCTGTAAGTGCCATTAGGATTAATCTCCGATTAAAACAGGTTTAGGCTTAGTTTATAGACTTAGCTCGGTCTATGCTGTTCTATAACAAAAATTCATACGAAATCTTCTACCAGTCAAAAATGATCTTGTTTGTATATGACCACCAGCTAAATTAAATATATCTACTCTTGACTCATTTTTACCAACAAAAAATACTGTATTTGATTCATCTGCATCCCTAGCGGAACTACTTGTCTCGCTAATAAATGGATAACCAATGCTTTGCTCTCCATTTGTAAGGTCTTGCGAAGTAAAAGGTAAACTTTGTATAAGTCCAGTTTGTGAAACATCTGAAGCACCACTAAAGCTAACATCCATCATTATGTAACACAAATTTCCAACCTTTACATATCTTGAGGGGAAATTTTCAGTTAATGTACTTCCGATAGTATTTGTAGCCGTAAATACGCCCTCTTCATAGTCATTTAAAAGCTCACTTTCCATTCCTGAAGCACTACCGTCTGCGGCAAAATCAATACCTTTACCAGATGGCATTGCTAAACCATTAGCTGTAAAAGTACCAGCCAAAGAACCACTTGTATTTCTGGTATGAAATGCAATATTTCTTTCTGTACCTGAGTTACTTGATGCCATAACAGTTGCTAATGTATCATCAACTCTTATCTGCATACGATTATTATCATTTGTCGCTTGACCTTTTAGGAAAACAGTACCATCCTCATTAGTTGCAATTATTCTTTGAAAAGTAATAGCGGAATCTGCCGAATCTACACCAGCACGTTCAAAAAAGAATTTGCCAGCTTCCTGAGTAAATCGACTAGCCTCATCTGCCTTTATTCGTTTATTACCCGAGCTATCCAAATAAACATTATTTGCTAAAATTACAAAATTAGAATCGTCATATAAATTAGTTGAACCCCCAATTTGTAAACTTGTAACTGAGGAACCATGAGCATCTGGAGTTATACCTATACCTACGTTCCCCGACTGATCTATTCTGAGTCTTTCATCTAAAACTGTTGTATCATCATCAACTGTAAAAAATGCTAAAGCAGTGCCTTTTGCTGATGCAGTGTGGTTTTGATCTGCAAATGTTCTAATTGATGCACAAGTCGCACCAGTGCCATCATTATTATCTTTAATATGAAAATCTATACCTGATAAATAATCTCCATCACTAGCAGCAGCAGCAGTATTACCAAGAGTTAATGTAGTTCCCTCAACGTCTTGAACATGAAAGATTGAAAGGGGTGCAGAGTCAACACCCATACCAATTCTGTTTGTACCAGCATCAAGAAAAAATAATCTGGTGTCAGTATCTCCTTCAATTCTAAAATCACAATCATCTCCTTCATCATTAAAAGCTATTTCGCCTACAGAAATTTTTAATCTATCATTACCGTCAGCCGACACATTTAAAGTATTATCAGCAGAACTATATATACCTGTATTTAAATCATCTCTAAAAGCTAGTGCTGGAGTACCAACAGCACCATCTTCAAGAGTTAACGTACCATCGAGTTGTAAAAGTTCTACCCACCCATCGTTTGCGCTGTTTCGTATTTTTAAAATTCCTGTTGTAGTATCAGCCCACCACATATAGGCATATCGAGTTGCAGGCTGTGATGAACTTGAATTATTACTTACAATCGCAGCTAAAGCATTATTGATGTCTTGCCGGACGTTGGCGCCGGTTGAGTTGTCGATTACGTAATCATGTACCGGAGGCATAATTTAACTCAATTTTTTCTTTAAGGTTATCATAATTTTAAGAACCGCGCCCAAAACCAACAGCTGTATATCTAAAATTTCTATCAACATGACTTGAACCGTTTTTAATATCTATTGAAAAACCTGAACCAGTAATATTTGACAACAAGAAAGTATCTCCCGCCTGTGCGTTTTCAATTGAAATTCCTATAGATGGCAAAGCGGAACCCGCTGAAATACTTGTGCCGCTACTGCCCGTAAAGAACGAATTTTCAAAAACCACCGCCTTCTGTGAAGTACCTGAAGCAATTACAGCCGTGCGGTTTTCTGTTCTTCTTTCTAGTTCTGCGCTAAATCCTAATTGATCTATTTCAATTGATTGCGCGGGGTCATCCGATGTCATTTCACATTTAAATCTAAAACCACGCCCGATAAATGTTCCATTTGCAAAAGTATTATATGGTGTGAAGTCTGCGCCAAAAGTACAATTTCCGCTTGTATTTAATGAAGTTGCAGAAGTTAAAACAAAACTATTTGCATCGGGAACAGATTGAATTTGATATTCGCCATCAACCCCTGTTCCGCTTGTAAAGTCAACAACAACAAAACTTCCCGCAGCGTAACCATGAGAAGTTTTTGTAATTGTTATTATTGTTCCCGCACCGCCTGAACCATTGTTTATTGTATAGCTATTTCCAGTAAATGACGCATTAGGGTCATTGTCTGTTTGGCTGACAAGTAATTTTGCGTTAACGTCAAACGCTGTCGCGGAATCTACGTCCGTCCATGTATCAATATTTCCTGTTCTACTATCAAATAAATCATTAGGATAAAAACCTTGTGTGACAAAATGACGTTTCAATATCAAAGGTTGTTTGCTTCCTAAATCTAATTTATTTGCAAATTCATATGAACCAGAAGATGCAACATCCCCAGAAAAATCAAAATCTGAAAGTTGGTCAACATCTGCAACTGTATCAAATAAAACTGTTGAGTCTAAAACAAGACCATTTACATCATCACTAAAAAAAGCATTTACTTTTGTGCCTGCAAAAGGCGGCGAATCTGTATCTTCTCTATCTGTAAAAACAGCAAGTTTTGGCAATGGGTCGGGCGTTGTAACAATTACAGATGTTTCTCCTTCGCTTAATCTCCCGCCATCATCACGAAATTTAAGAATATATTCGCCGGTCAATGCGGGAACAAGTGTTTCTGCAATACTTCCCGGCAAAGCGGGCAAAAGGTCAACTGAATTTGTAAAAGTACCAGTTCCATCAGTAAGGTTAGAATGCCTGACTATCACGTTTCCGCCGTGGGTCACGTCAATATCAGTTGCCTTATCAAAACGTAGTCGTACAAACTGATCTGAGACAGGTTCAACAACTAAATTTGTGACATCTTGCGGTCTTGCAGTTTTACCAACAGCATTAAATGTAAGATTATTAGAAGTTGCGGAAAGTTGCGCGTTGATATTGTAACTAAAAACTTGAATTTCATAAGTTCCAAGCTGACTATTCATAATTTCAAAATCAGGACTTGAAACTTTTGTTGATACAAAATTTCCATTGTTAAAACGATAATTAACTTGATATTCGACAACGCCTGTTATTGGTTGCCAACTGATAATTATTTTTGAGACAGCCTGATTATTAATCGGAACAATTTTTTCTACCGCTGAAAGGTTAGAAGGCGGCGGCTGAAGTTCATTTAAAATGGAAACATTTCTAACAGGTAAAGTTGCACCATCCTCAATAAAGTCATATTTAGTATCTATGTAAGAAAGCGCTGTAATTGTATAATTAATAGAATCTGTTTCTTCAACTGTAATTACTCTAAATTTTTGCGATTGAACAGTTGAATTTTGAATTAAATATATTGTGTTTGCGTTTGGGGTTTGTGAAAATGCAGCGCTAACAGTTACAACGCCGTTTGTAATATCTGAAATATCTTTTGTCTCAACTGTGCCATCAGGCAAAATTAAAGATAAAGTCGGGCTGTTAGTAGTCGGCAAATCGGTATTTTCAGTATCGTCAACTGTAACAACTGTTGTTGAAGTAACGCTTTTTAATCTTCCTGAACGTCTTACACCCGCACGAACAGGGTCATTGATCTCGATAACAGCGCCCGGTCTAACCATCAAGCCGCCTTCCATTGATGTCGTAAATGTAACTAGTTCAGATTCATTTGCTTCCGAGAATGCAATTGCTTTTGCCAATCTTTGCGCTTGACCGCGTGATGTACACGCAAAACCTTTTACTTGTTTTATAACAGTTCCAATTTTTGCTGATAATGTAGTATTTTCAAAAACTTCATAATCTATTTCTTGCGAATCCATGTTGAAATATGAAACAGATATAACTGAATGTCTTTGCTTTAAACTTGAGCCAGAATAATTAAAACCATCACTTGAAATATTGGCAAGTGAGAACAGGAACGAAGAATCTTTCGGGGAATCTTGAGCTAATAATATAGAGCCGGTTGACCATATCGGCATACAACGCATTACGCCCGCAAGTTCATTTATCAAGTCAAATGCAGAACTTGAAGATTGAATATTAACATTGCAAGAAAATCTGGCTTCCTGTCCGCCGAAGCCATCATCAACAAGAGTATTTGCAAATTTTGATGCAGTAACGAAAGAAAATAAATCAAGGTTTGCATCTGCAATATGTGTTCCGAATCCGTACCTCTCAGTAGTTAAAAGATCAAGCAAAATCATCGAAGGACATGAACACCAAACCGCCGAACCCATAACGCCATTAAAAATGTATCCGTCAGGATAGACAATTCGGCCTGTTGCAGAATCGACAGTTGGGGTTCCTGAACTAGAAGCACCAGCGCCCGGAATCCTTACTTTGATACCACGGATGCGGAATTTCCGGCGAGGGATTGAACTGAACTGTTGAGAATCAAGCCTTATTGCGTTATATGCTGAGTTTGCATAAGTGCTTGCATCGTCAATTATTTCTGCAAAACTTGTAAATTGAAAACTATCAATCAATGATGAATCTGTTGAATCTGCTGTAACTCTTATAACTCTTATATCAACGGGAAAAGAACCTGTGATTTTTACTGAATAATCTTTTTGATATGCGTCAGCGGTTCGACCTGTGATTGTATCTTCTATAACATCTGTAAAACCTCCCGAATTGTATTGAACAGCAACTTTTAATTGAACTGTTGAACCTAAAAGATCGCCTTCGTTTGTTGCTTTTTGTATTTGTGGAAACGATATTGAAACTTTTATCCGATCAACATTTGTATTTGTAATTTGTCTTGTTACTGGCGAAGCCGCTGTAACTGTGACGCCGACAGGTGTTATTGAAGAAGAACTTTCAATACCATCAATTTTTGTCTGGTTTGCAGTTCCAAAACGTGGCGTAAAAGTAACGTTTTGAAAATTAAAATCGACATCTTGTGGACTTGAAGAAGATGCTGTTGCTTTTAAAACAGGGGTATCGTTTAGAAAAACATCTTTTAAATATGCGTTGTTATATGCTGTTGAAGTGCGATCTGTTATACCTTCCTTTGAAGCCGTTGCAGAGCCTTCAATTTCGCCTTCTGATATAAGGTCAAGAAAAGTTGCAAATTGCTTACTGTGAAGCGTATCAGGGGTTCTTGTCGGTTGTCTTGGGGGCGGCGGCGAACCTCCACCACCTGAACCGCGAATAATTTTTCTTTTATCGGTCATGCCTGAACTTGCTCCGTATCAACACCGCCAGAAATCACAACTGAGCCAGTAAAAATCTCCCCGTAAACAATAGGAACAGGCGTTCCCGCGCGGCTTGTCTGTTGCGTTCCTGAAAAGCTAAACGATAAGCGCGGGTCTTGTTCACTTGAAAATTCAGGCATTTTTGGCGTAGGAAAAAGCATCCCACTTACACCGCTAAGAACTAAACTTGCACCGATAAGACCAAGAGCCGCCGAACCATATGCCCCTGCCGCATATAAACCTGTCGCACCTATCAAACCACCTCCACCCGCTAATCCCGCACCTGAACCGCCTGCAAAAAGACCCGCACCCATCGGCGTGAATGATAAACCTATCAAGGCCACTCCAAGAAGCACTTTTCCGAAATTACCCCCCGAACCTGAAATAACAGGTACAAAAGATATATCTGATTTACCAATAGGATTGTGAAGCTCGTCCGCACCGATTTCTTCCTCATTAGTTATGACTTTATAATATCTATTTGCCATATGATTTTCCAGTTGCGGAAAATTATTAATTAAAAAACTTACAGCCTGCGCAACATTAGAAACATTTATATCTTCAAATTCTTTATGACCGACTTGTTTTGCCAGTTCTCCATATAACTTAATTTTGCGAAGCATAACGTAACCTCATTCCTGTGCATTTTAACAACCAAGGGTTGTAAGGTTCTTTACAAGATAGTCTATCTCTTAAATGATGTATTACATCGCCATCTACAAAAATCGCCACATGATTCAACCCGACAGCGCCGATAGACATTAATA